GTTAAACTAACCGTCGAATTCCTGGAAAGGAATCCAAATGTATTCAAAAACCTCTTTGTGTAGAGATTAGAATTAAACCTAGAAAAATAAATCTAATCCAATGTATTCTTGTTATCGGCCCGTTGCCGACTATGTGTTTTTATGTTTCAAAGAGCCTTTACTTATCACACAGACGCTTTAAATTTCTGTGAGATATAAGCTGTAATCAACAGCATGCCGTGTTGTTAAGTTTACTTCACGCGGTGATTAATAAAAGTGTTATGCGTACACTGGTATACCAAAACGTAGACTCCACCTGGGTATGAGTACAGGAAAATAGGGAAACGTCGTCAGACAGGGACCCAACCACAGACGAGACTCAGTTGCAAGCGTGAATTGTGTCTGCACTTGGTATTGCTCTAGATTAATTTCTATTTGAGCGCCATTTGTTCACAGATTTGCTAACTTGTGTTCCGAGAATGTCCCATGTGTATTTTGCACTGGCCTGGGGAATAGCATTCGAAGACGAACTTGATTAAATGTCTATTTATAGGCACCAAAGAAGCTGTGTCGACTGCCTAAGGAATTTTTCCTACGCAGGCCACTGCGCGGAAGATTTCTCTGGCTCGTCATTTTATTTTATATGAAAGATGAGTCGAGGAATTTGTAATCGTGCATCCCAAGCCCAAAAGCTGAAATTGTCCAAGCAGGATTCAGCTGCCTCCAAGGGGGTAAATTACTGCAAGAAATGTGAAAGACGTCGTGAGAGGAAGAAGAAAAAGATTTTGAATCCCGTCTATGACGATCCGCCATTGAGTCTGGTTATTCTATGGTTTGTCGTCTGCTACGGTTTTTATCGTCCTGATCTTGTTGCTTTCTACACATCTTACATCAACTATTTCGCCTCAATTATTCTTTCCACTTTCGTTTTAATCGACTTTGTTTTACTCACAAAATCTTGGATTTATAGGCTGTTTATTCCAGTTTTAAATCCACAGTTTGGCTTCAATCAAGTTGATCCTTTTGTGAAAGAAGCATTACAAGTATGGTGTTTGTTCGAAAGTTTAAAAGATGCAAAAACAAAAAGGGGGATGATGGCTGCAATCGTTCAATATATGCAAGCTCATGTTAAACAATCATTGCCTTTATATTTGTATCACCAGATTATGCGAATAGATTACATATCTGATTGGACGAGTGATGATGGATATGCCCAGATAGAAGCGATGTTAGATGAAGCATTTGGAGAAGATGCTATTCGTGAGGGTGAAGACGAATTATTTTTGTTAGACACCCAAGACGGAGAAGAAGAAGAAGTATCTTGGCACCAGGCTGTAGACGGCGCATTCACTAACTGTAAAGACTTTAAACAATCTAATATTGCCAAACGTTTCACTCACCTTATTAATGTGATTGTTTCTGCTGGCATGTGTTCTACTGCTAACTTAACTTTCAAAATGGGTAATGTTTCGTTATTTTCACCCATAGTTGCCAAAAAACAATTAGGTGCTAGTGATGTTTTTGAAGCCTTTTACGAAGCTGTTTCTGGTTTTATGAAGGGAGGTTGGAGAGTTTTCCAAACAGGAGAGGTCTCAGCATTTTTTATTGAAGATGACAATGTTTCTGAATTTGAAGACAGATATAATAAGCTTCGATCATGGCATGGATATGCTTTGACAGGCAATTTACGTGAGTATACTGACATCGATGACAATGAATATGACGCTGAATTAAAGTCAGCCATTGAATTTGGAGAGAAGTTGATTAAAACTATAAGTCGTTCGCAGACTTTTGAACGTAAATACGTCTCAGATCGTTTGGACAGACTGCGTGATCAAGAGACTGAGTTTACTCAATTGCGAACGCGTGGTGGATTAAGGATAGCACCTTTTTCAGTTTGTCTTTTTGGACAATCTGGTTGTGGAAAATCCAGTCTTACTAATCTGACTATCAATGCTGGTTTGCGCTATAACGGTTTAAGTGCTGCCAAGGATAGAATAGCAACATGGGCTGACAATGATAAATTTGCATCAGCAATTCGGTCTCATATTAATGCGATTATATTTGATGACTTTGCAAATACAAAGGAGGATTTCATGGACTTTTCTCCAGCGTATCGCTTGATTCAGGTTATAAATAATGTTAGGTATTTGGCTCCAATGGCGGATGTATTCTTAAAGGGTAAAGTGTCTCTGAACCCCTTCTTTTGTCTTATATCAACTAATGTAGAACATTTGAATGCAGCCAAGTATTCAAATGAGCCAGAGTCTGTTTTACGCAGGATGTATCACGTCAAAGTAATTCCAAAACCTGAGTGTTGTAAAAACGGAGTTTTGAACAAGGAGAAAGTCGAAGCCATTTACGGCAAGACCCCGTGCCCTGATGCTTGGTTTTTAACCGTTAGGGTATATGATGCAATCAATTGTAGACATGTTAAAATGGACGCCTTTAAACCTGTAACATTTCGTGGCAAGAAGATGGTTAATATCTCAGTCAGGGAATATTTAAAATGGGTTCAGTTAGCGTCCAAGAAACATTTTGATGATGAGAGGGCTTACATAGATAATCAGGAGACCGAACCGACTGAATGTCCTGGATGTGGAGCATACTATTGTGATAGTTGCAAGATCCCACAAGCAACGGCGGCAGCAGCTGCAAAGAAAGTAGCAGCCACAAGAACTAATGATGAGCCTACGCAATACAAGCATTTCTGCAAAATCCTGGAACCTCATTCCGGAATTGTTGATCATGGCCTTGGAAAAACGTATCAATATTGGGAAGAAAAGTCGAAAGTTATT